CTGTCCACTCTGAAATAGAGTCGAACTCATAGTTATAGAACATATCGTCAATATGATAATTAGAATCTTTGTAATGTCCTCTATTATATAAGGCAATCGCCTCTTCTTCAGTTTCAGCATCTATGTGTACATCAGCATAACCGACAAACTTTTCTTGAATGATAAATGTTTTCATTTTTCTATCTCCAAAGAATCAATAAAATCAACACAATATTGAGTAAATTTCTTTACATCAACTGGTGCAACTTTATCATCTTCTTCGCCAATATAATAGAATTGGTTATTGATGTTAGAGATCAAAGTAAGAAGTGCTGTTTCGTTGTTTGTGTACATTCTACCAATCTCCGTTAGAATCAGCATAGCAATCTTCATTCCAATGCTCTGTCTCTTTTAAGATACCTATGTGTCTCATAATGCCATCATAGATTTCCATGCCTGATCTTGACATTCTGCCACATGAATAATCCCAACCCAACTCGGTCAAGTTATCCACAATGAATGAAAGTGAAACTTTTTTCATAATGTTTGTTTAATTGATATACTAATGATAATCGGGATAAATTAAAAAGCAACCACCCCATGTGCCACTATGTCAACTGGCACACGCTTTTGGGTAGGTGCAATCATACCAACTATATTATAGAATGCTATGATTATTAATTGTATCATGTGAGACTCATTTCTTTTTTCCATTCTTTTCTCACATTGAAGTTAGCATAAGAGAATTGTTTACGATTAACCAACTTATATGTACCAAAATCATTTGTCATTACATAACCCTCATGCTCACACTTGACAGCATCAATAAAACATTCTATATTCTCTTTAGATGTGATGCCTTCCATAAGTAATTCTTTTATCTCGATAATGAAATTATAAAGGTAAAACAAATTCTTACCAAAACCAGTAGCAGCAGCAAGTGCCTCTGGATTTAATTCTTTTTGTTCTCTGATAAAACTATTTACAATTACCTTGATCTTTTCGCCTTCCTTTGTTGTAGGAAATCTAACAAATCTACAGGCAGTTTGAGCAAGACTCAATAACAAGTCTAACTTTCTACTTCTCTTGTTGATTGAAGCAGTAGCATCAAGAAACTTGACTTCTTCACTCCAAGCACTATTATAATGAAACACTGCCTCCAAATTCTTCATTTGTCTGCCAATGTATCGAGTATGAGCAGCAACTACAATATCTTGTTTAATATTTTTATCAAACTTATATGTAATTGTGTTTGGGTCAAATGTATCTGTACCACCATAACCAATAAAGTCTCCTTGAAATATGCCATCATATCTTGGCAGTTTCTCAAAGCATAGATGTAAGATAGATGCCACTCTGGGTATGTGTCCATGATTGACTTCTATATCATGATGTGTATAGTTTATCTTAATTTTAACTTTATTGAATACTGATTTAGTGCCAACAAAAAACTTGCCATTCTCTGGATTTCTTCCCCATACTATAGCAGGGGCGCCATCATACTTTACTGATATTTCATTCTTCTTTGACTTTAGATACTTGAGTACTTCAAGGGCGCCTTCTCTGCCTTTGTTGAGAATAGAATCCTCTGGGTGCTCTAGATGTTTGTTCTTCATAGTACCATTATAACATAAAATGTCAGGGAGCGGGGCGAACTGATCTGAGTTTCACTCATGGCGCCCAAATTTACCTACTGGGAATCGCTTACACCTGTACCCCTACTAACTACTGATCTAGCAATGCTGACGCTCGAGTTCGGGCAGTAGAACCGCATATCCCTGACATTTATATAATAGTACATCATGGCAACAATACAATCCCCTGTGTGCCACTTTTTTAACTGTCACCTCAATGGTATATTAAATGAAAATACTGTTCGAGGCACATCAGAATCACATGGCGGGCACTCATGTAATAGAGTAGAGGGAAATGCAATAATGTTGCCTTCCTCAACTGGAGGCGATACTGTTTCTATTACACCCATATATGGATTTGTAAATGGAGCATAAAACTTTGTTGGTCTATGTTCATTCACATCAAAGTCAACATATAATACACATGATATTTTCATATTACCATGATTATGTGCTCCATGATATTGCCCTAGTGTATATCTCTGTGCCCATAATTCCCAAGTCTCTATGTTTTGAACTGGGCATTCTCCATGATAACGCTCTTGTAATTCCTCTGTGAATGTATTTACTAAATTATCCAAATCTTCCGCCAAAATTGTCACAAAACTTTCCAAATATGGTGCCCTTGATTGATACTTAAAATAATCTGATTGGCAACTCTGTACTTTTGTGTCATTAAAATCTATCAGTTCGAGCAACTTTGGTTTCTTATCTTGCCAATTAGATACTTTAAACTTATTGATACCTATGCCAAATAACAACAAACTTTCATTCATTTCTTTTTATAATTCTTCCTAGTTTTTCTCTTAGGTTTAAGTCCATTAGGGTCACGTTTTAATGCTGCCTTGAGTTTTTTTAAATATTTCAAGTGATTAGGATAAACTAATTGCATTAATTCTTTTTTAGTTTGCCTTTCTTCTTTAGTCATCTTTATCATAAAAACGTAAATCTGTGCCTGGAAATGGATTATCTAACCAATCAGTTAAGTCATCAAGAAATAGGTCACAATCATCTTCCTCACTGCCTTCAAATGACATTTCATGACATAATGACTCAGCATCTTCTAGTTTCATGTCATCAATTAATTTCTCAATTCTCATGGCATAATGCTCTTCCATTTTGGTTAGAGATAAATTGCGGATTGCCGCCATTTTGTTTTCTTTGTCCATAATAGTTGATTCCTTTTACTATCTAGTGTTTTGTATTTGTGATTGAGACTTGTGCCTCTCCCTTTGTGAAAATTGTGTCAACAACTCCCTGTAATCGTTTCTCTGTGCTGATACCTACATTACTGTAAACAGGCACAAACATCTTGCCAAATGGTTTCTTGAAACCCTCTCCCTGTGGTTTTAGTTCTCCTGTCTGTAGTTTGGCAGAATCACTTTTGTCAAGGCGTATCACTCTACCAATAGTCTGTGCCATTGTGATAAGATCAAGATTTCTCATTAATATAGCGGCAGTGAGTCCGCTGACATTCATGCCCTCTGATAATATAGAGTGATGAAACATAACAAACTTTTTCTCAGGGTCATTGCCCCACTTGTTCATTAAGTTGAAAAAAGTTTCTCTTGATACTTTCTTACCATTGATGATAGCACCAAACTTTGATGTGATGTGTAGCACGTTGTACTTCATAGAGTGACATAATGCTTGAAAGTTTGTACCATTGATAAGTCTGGCAATATTGGTAGTTGACTTAGCAGTTACCAATACTTTGTCCATGTGCTCCTCATTCTTGAGAGCGTCAAGGATAATTTCTTTATCAATTTCTTCCTGACTATCATAGTGACCAATAGGATATTTTACTGCCTTGACTTTAGGCGGTATGATATAACCTTTAGCAATCAACTCTGGAGCAGGCACTTGAGTAATCACATTACCAAATATTTTGGTGTTGTTCATACCAAGTAAAGGATTTCTGTTCTCTTTAGGTGTAGCAGTAAAGAAATACTTACGACTAGCATACTGTGAGAAGTAATCAACAGCAGGCAAGAAATTCTTTTGTACTGAATTGTGTGCCTCGTCAAAGTATATTGTATCTACCTCTACATCAATCGCCTCTTGTATTCTGTGTAGAGAATGATATGTTGTAAAGATCAATATATTCTTGACAGTATTGTGATACCACTCTTGAATCTGTTTTGGTCTAGTACTTCTGAAATGGTGTGTGTCTCCACTATGAACATGGCACACCGATACATTGTCAATATGCTCAAGAAACTCTGAACATAATTGATTTGCCAATAATATTCTAGGAGCAACAACAACTATGGTCTGTGGCACAGGCATACTGAATCTCCACTTGGCATCTTGTATCATACATAGGGTCTTACCACCGCCTGTAGGTACAAGAACTTTGCCTTTTGATTTTGTTGTCATCAACTGAATAATGTCTTTTTGATGATCTCTCAATTCCATAGTGTTTGTGTCAATACTCATATTCTAATAAAAATGCCCCTCGATTCAAGGGGCATTGTGACAGTTTTAGAACTGTGCTAATAGTTTTTGTGTCTCTGGGTCGAATACTTCCTCGACTCCCTCTATTGAATGAATCCAATCGTCATCACTCTCAGCGATCTCATAGAGATCAATCATTTCATCTTCCATAAAAAAAATTGTGTGTTCAAATTTAGTATTACATATTGTGTGTGGTTTGGCAACTACCCCTCTGGCGGTGCATTTGGCGCCTGAGCAGGCATAGCGTCCACATCAAATTTCTTTGATGCCTTTTCTAAGTCAAGTTGTCCTTTCAAAGTATTGACCTCTACAATAAGTGTCTTAATATCTTCTTGTTGTTTAAACAAAGAAGCATGAACCATTGACTCTAGTGAAGTCAATCTCTCATCAAGATTGCCAATAGTTTTCATTGTTGCCTGTAGTTGTTTCTTTAATCTATCAACTGATTGCAACTTTTGTTTAGTTAGTGCCTCTGTATCTGCCGTTAGTGAATCGTAACCCATAATTAATTCTTTTTAGTTATTTAGATTACCTCATGTAGAGGTGTCCGCCTGCCCACTCACATATATTATATAATCTTGCTCTCTGTACCTCATCACGCATATCAAACCTAACGTGTTTAGCGGGTTTCTTCCACCCTGCTGGTTTATATACTTCGCCTGTTTTCTTATCAACGAAGCAATGGACGCTTACATCATCTTGTGTGCCTCTCCATAACATACAAACCTTATAATACTTTCTTCCTTTTTCTATAAAAAATTTCATACCACCATTGTCTTGTTCAATCTCTCTTATCCTCTCTTGCATATACTCTGATGAGACTTTCTCCTGATTGTCCATACAAGAACGAAGTGCATAGTTTTTGTAGTCTTGTTCAAGGGCACGGCAGAGTTTCTGTGTCCATTGAAGTACCTCTACTTTTTGTTGTGCTTCGATTAGTGTTGTCATTTTACTCCATAAAAAAAGATGTAAGATAGAGGAACAAACACAAACCCTCTACCTCACATTTCTACATTACTATATTTTTAGAACTAAGGCAACCTACCTCTCAAACTATTAGATTTTGGAAACAACTGTATTTGGTCAGTTCCAAATCTGCCGATTGCCTCAGTTTTTGCATCAGACCCAAATGGCGATATACTCTCAAACTCTGTCGAGAATAATCTGTTATTTACAATAACTTTTGCCGTCCACAGTGCCATGACTATAAAAATATAGGGTGCGAGAAACAAAATCCAGTTACTGCAGCCGTTACAGAGTATCGGTGCTGTCAGATGGATTTGTTTCCCATGTATCTAATATACAACCATGTCACGCCAATGTCAAGCGTCAAAATCTTTAGAAATTATAAAGGCATCTAATCTCTCTTTTGGCGTTAGATTAGTAACCCGCCAACCATAATCGCCATTAGTCACAACTGTTGGCATAATATTCATAGAGATAGTAACTCTGTTGTCTCCTTTATTCTCTCTATATCCATGTGTAGTATGTGAAGGAAATAGTACCAGTTCGCCTTCCTTGGCATAAATTACGTCATTCTGATTAAATTCTGTATCTTTTGTCTTTAAAATATTTAAAACAGGCGAGTGTGGCATAAAAGTTCTCTCATCTTTTGTGAATGAAGTCGGGCAGTGTCCTTTTTCTGCATCAAAATTGACATAATACACACCTGATATAAGAGAATTAGCATGATAATGTTGATGCTGGAATCCTCCTGTATTTGAAACATTGAACCAACTATCTGTAATTTGAACTGTCTCTGGTATATAAAGTCCTTGAATTTCTTTGGCATAGATTTCTGCCTGTTGTTCACACCAGTTTCTAAATCTACCATACTTAATATCATTTTCTAATACTGGATAATGTTGAATATGTTTTAAATTGTCATTCTTTTCATTGAACTCTATCATACTCTCTTCTTGTTCTTTCACTTCTGACAATATAATATCTTTAATATCATTATGAAAGGGGCAAGGTATAATCGCCACTGCTGTTGGTAGTATATGTACGACTTCCATTACTCTAAAAACTCCCTTGCTATGCCTGACGTATTAAAACTTACTGTTATCCTGTCCTCATCAGTATTGTTTACTCTACTACCATGTTCTAACCACGAAGGAAATAAGTATAGGTGATTTTCTTTTATAGGCACATCATAAAAATAGTCACCATATATACTTTCTTTGATAAAGTGTTGACACATCATATACTGTTGTAACGGCGATACAACAAAAAAGTTTCCGCAATCTCCCTCAGGCAATTTTATATAAAATGCACCACTCACAACACTTGACTCATGCCTATGTCTCTCTGTAAATCCACCCTTTGGCAAAACATTATACCAACCACCACTAATCACGCATGGCCAGTTGCCCATCTTGTCCACATAATGATTCAAACACTCTTGAAATGCCATCAATATTCTTTGTGATGCAGGCGCTCCGAGTGGGTCGAAACCACCATGAGAACTCACGCCATTGACCGCCAAAGAGTGCCCTCTGTGCATATTGTCATCTATACTCTTAAGTATATGATTTCTGAACTCATCAACTCCAGGCGCCCCTGTGAGATCATATTCTTCTAATAACGTAGGAAATAAATCCATCTAACTCCACTTACAATAGTCTATGTTGAGAACCACTCTTAAATCTGTGTCTGTGCATGACGTACCAGCATGAGGCAAATTACTAGGAAATAACAATGCTCTATTCTCCTTTGACTCTACCTTTTGTCCGTCCTCAAAATATGTATATCCGTTGTTGTCATTCATATACAAGACGCATATATCAAAGTTTGGTATATCATTATAATTACCATCAGCATCTTCTTGCCCTGTCACATCATAGTGTAATGGTTTCTCTTGTATCTTTGTAGTTCTTGGTGTTGCATTGAACTTAACTCTGTGTATTCCTATTGGGTTAAGTGTGGCAAATATTGGTTTAATTATATTGTAAACATCAGATATTGGTTCGCAATCCACATATAATGCGTGTGAAAATTGTGGGCATTTATCATCATCATGTACTGAGTTAGGCATATAATACCATGGCATTCGCCCACTAAAGATATACTCTTTAATGGGCGTAAATACCTCTTTTGGTAAGAAGTTATCATAAACTTCTATCATACTCTTCATATAATTTGTGTGCCTTTGGTGTCCAGAACTTTTGTTCATACTCTATGAAACTATCAGATACTTCAATCAAGTTATCAGTTGGTCTAGCATCGCCCCATTTGCCGCCTTGTTCTCTCTTAAATAGATCAATTCCCAAATGTTTGTATGATAAAAGTTTTGGGCAAGATATAAGAATACTATTATTCTTTTTGTTGTTTCTAGTTAATCCTCTCAAGGCATCATTCTCTTTTTTAGTAACTAAAATTAGAGTTGTAAGTTTAGCAAAGAGTTTCCTAAAGACTTCATAGTCTGTCAAATATAACTCAGGATTATCACAAATATAGTTAATAAATGTTTGTGGACTATAACAGTGATCTTCGGTTAAAAGTGATGAGTTGCCTGACATTTTTAAGGCAACTGCATTTCCACTAACAAGAACTTTAGGATAAGCAGAGGGACTATCAAAAACTTTTTGATAGCCTGTTCTAGCAATAGAATACTTATCCAATCTTGAACCCTCCCAAGGCACAAATCCAAAATCTTCATCAAATGTGGTTGCCTCCTTTAGATGTTTCCAACAATGGAGGCATTGGACTTCAAATTTGTTTTCTCTATCTATTTCAATCATGGCTGTGTATCAAGAAGAAATTCAGAATCAAAATCATTACCCATCACTAGGCAATAGAAAACGTGGTTTCTTACTTCCTGTGGCATGATCTTATCTGCTACGAATGGTTCAATCATATCATCTGTGATGACACGCTTGTCCTCGACTTCATAACGATACCACTCATTAAATCTAACCAACACTCTTGTAATCATGTGTGGGATTGCCATATTGTGAATGTTCTTCCTAGTCCAATAAGCATCTTTATGTTGTTTGAAATCATTAGATTTCAAATAATTCTGAAACTCATCAAAAAGATCTGGGTGTGTGTGAAGAACGTCCAAACATTTTGCTATGGCACAATACTTCTGACTTTTCTTGGAATCAGGCCATATCTCATGGCATATGTCAAGATACTCTTTCATATTACCTATCCCAACAAACCATACAGAGTTTGTATCTTCAATTAATTCAGAGAAATTGCCATAAGATTCAGAGAATGAATACTTAGGGGGAACTACCTTACCGAACTCATTTTTCTTTGACTTGGCACCAAATCCTTTGAACCCAATATCTAAGACTTTGAACTGACCAGCAAGTTTCTTCTCATAAGGTGTGAGATTATTGGAAGTTTGGTCTATTCTTTGAATATCTCCTTTGTCTAACTTCTCGCCTTCTATGTTCTCCACTTTGATCAATTCTCTCTCACGATCTAACATTTGTTGGAAAGTGTCAGTTTCGTCATGAGCATCAACAATGTTAACCTTGATTTGTTTTACACCACATAAGTATGCCATGATTATCCTGTGCATACCATCAAAACATACCATCATATCTCCATTTGGATATGCAAGTAATTTGATAACACATTTAGAATGTAGGAATCCCTTTGACTCCTTGAGCATCTTGATAATCTTGGTTTCTTTTATCCCAGTTACACGTTGAGTCAAAGTATTGATGAGAATATCCTCGATATTCATTGCAATAGAACCAGTGATATGTGCATTGATTCTTAATTTATCAAGAGCACCATCTTTTTTGATTCCTTTATTTTTCTGCTTTTTCCACTTCTCTAGTGTTGGCTTGAAGTTTTCGACTACCTCTTGAACTGTGTAGTAACCAGAACACCCTGTATCATCACAATCAGGATTCAATCTGATGAAGTCATCTAATTTCTTTTGCCACTTTTGCTGTTTGATTTTGTCTCTTTTATATTTCTTTTGTGCTGACTTAGCTTCCACTTTTAATGGAACTATGCCATCTTTAGCAACTTTATCATTATTAGAGTCACTATTATCCGCTGCAGATTTATTTCTGCCAAATCCTAAGATTGTCATTATGTATTGGAATTTTTGAGGAACCCACTATTAGGTATTAATTCCGAACCTTGTAATTTTGATGTCCTAATTCTAAATCAAGTAAATTAGGTTGGCAACAGCTGTTGCCTTTTTGTTTTTCTGTGTTATTTTAAAAGATTGTTAATAAACTCAGGACTTTTTGAAAGAAGATTTCTGATAATTGGTTTATTACCTTTCTCAAATTTCTTTCTAAATTTTTCAAATAGTTCTTTGTCTATTTTATACTTAGCTGGTTCATTGTCCATCTGATTAAAATAAGTATTCTCATTCTACAAACATATGACCACATTGGGGGCAACAGTGGACAGTTTTTGTACTGTACATTAGTTTGTATAATCTGGGATTGTCTTTTTTGATAATTAAATCATCAAGTTTCTTTACTTGCTTTTTCATTGTCAAGAATCTGTAGCATTTCCAGAGCACCTTGAACTTTTAAGAACTCTTCTTTCTTGAGTTCAAAAGTTTTACTCAATTCTTGAATCTCTGCCTGTAGTTTAGTGGCTCTTTCTGTCAATTCTTCTTTATGACTCATAATTTGGGATTACTCTACATTATATATTCTATCACAATAAATACTATTGTCAAATAGTATATTCTAATGAAGGTTACTAATCATAGTTCCATACAAGAACAAGAGGAATATAATATTGCCTCAAATCCAGAACTGCAAGTTTCAGAACTGGCACCAAAGGCAAAGAATGCCTGTTGGCATGAAAAAATATACAAGACTCTTGCAACTGTAGGGGATTTCAAGTGTTATGTCTGGTATTATGATGACGACTATGACGAATTAAGAACAACTGAAGGTACAAAGAGAATCCATATAGTAGGAACTGAACAACGAATAGAAGATGAGGACGAACTCAACAAATACCTCGGCATATCTGATATGGTGTTCACTGAGGGTGTGATATATGTAAATGCGATCATAAGATTGAATGGCACTACCTATCAAAACAATAAAGACCTAAAAGATTGTGTCAAGTATATGTCAGGTGTTGCAAATCACTACGGGGCATCTAAAGATAAGATAGTTTCTATCGACCCGCTTGATGACGACAAAATGTATGATATGAATTATGATGTCACATCAGCAAAAACTTATTCTGACGTATCTAATAACGTCTTAAATGATTTTACATCAGGAACTATTGGTAATGGTTCTTTAGCAATGTCCTATAGCACAGCTTTTGGAAGTGGGTCAATTTCAATGGGCGACATCAAAACAAAATTTGGTGGCACGAATGACAATAATATTGATAAGTACCACAGAGGAGAGAACATTGCAAATATAACTCAAAATAATAATATTCCCACGAGTGGGGAAATTTCTTTCAGTGATTTTAGAAACGTAGTTGATGGTATAACTGGTAATGCCAATGGGAATTGGATGCACTTACAAGCAAGATGGGAAGTGTTTGGCGATAATGCTTGGACTTCGGGTGTGAAGAAAACCCTTAATATCACTGGTAATATTGGGCCAGCTGATGAAAGTAACCCTGCTGTAAGAATCAACTCTGGTGGTAATGGAGAGATAATAGTAAAGGTTCAGAGTGGTTCTTATCCAGTTAGAGGGTGGCCAGGCCTAGGTGGCGGTGCTTCTCAATCTGGTCAAGCAGGGAATATCGCTATGCACGTTGCTTCTCCAATAAAAATGCCAACCGCTCACTATAATGGTAGAGTTGGTGGCGGTGGCGGAGGAGGCGGCGGTGGCGGCAAGGGCGGCCAAGGCGGTTCAGGCGGTCACAATGGGGGTCGTAGGTGTAATGGTGGTTTCTGTTGGAACACTCATCAATATTGTAATGGCGATGGCGGTTCAGGCGGTGCTGGAGGCGCTGGCGGTGCTGGTGGAAGGGGAAATGGATATTATTACGACTATGCTAATGCTGTATGGCAAAAACCAAATAATAACTCTAACAATGGAGCTAGTGGAGCAGGGGGTTCTCAGGGTGCCAGTGGCTCAGGTAGAGCAGCACAGGGAGGCACAGGTGGTCAGGGAGGCCAAGGAGGAGGACTTGAACAAATTGGAGATAACGGTGCTCAAGGCGGAACAGGTGGCACAGGAGCAGGTCAATATGGTAGTTGTGGCGTAGGTGGAGATGGTTCTAGAGCTGGGTCTGCTGGTCAAGGTGGATATAGTGGTGGCGGAACCAGTGGAAAAATTAGCACCAGTAATTCAGGCAACGTAACTTTAACTTAATATCCGTACATCAACTCTGTTTGATTTCCGTCCAATTTTCCAGTAAGTATGGTAACTCCGAAAACTGCGTCTGGGTGGTGGTTTTCCCATGTAGATATTTCATCTATCCACTTGTCAGGCAACCATGAGTGTGTCTTTGATTTAGTGACTACTGTGGAAACTGTGGCTGTGTGTAATACCTCTTTATTGAAATTCTCTCCCTCTATGGGTAGATTGTAATTCTTATTATAACGTGGATATAATCCATAGGCAAGCTCTTTTACTAATCCTGTTGAATTAAATTCAAAAAATAATTCTACTCTATTACTATCATTTAATAATATCTCCTCTGTTACCATTGACACTGATTGGCAACTTTGATATATCTTTGTATTTGATCTAGTTCCTAGAAATTTAAAAACCTCTGTGGAGACTATAGTATCAGCTCTTTTATGTAATCCTATTCTTATTGTCTTATTGATTTTACTTAGTATGAGTGTGGCTATTTCATAATCGTTTGCCACTACATCTTCAAGTAAATTTAATAACTCTGTCAGTTTAGATGTATCTGAATTACCAGTAATCTCTGTGGTTAGTTGACATAATGCCTCTATGGTTGCGGAGAATAAAGGCACTGGTTCAAAGAATAAGTATTCCTCTATTGGTGTGTCTGTATTACCCTCTTCAAAATACACTGCCTTATCTGAACACAAATATTTAAAGATCGCATTTTGTAGTATTGTGCCGTCAAATAATTCCACTTGATCTATACCAGTAGGAATATCAAACTTGAATCCATATCTGTTTGGCTTTGTTGGACTTGTTTTAATTATACCCAACTCTCTGTCAAGTCTTGGAGAAAATATGTCAGGGTGAGCCTCTAAAATTTCTTTCACCTTCTCAACATCAGAACTGTTAAGTAGGTCTGGATATTGACCAGATTCTGAAAATTTTGTTAGATTGTCTAAATCAACCATTGTTCTCCTTTTTGATACGAAAACCAAACAATAATAGAGTATCTTACACCCTTAGTTACAGTATTTACTTTATGTGGATATAAAAAATTGCTAGGATATACATGAACACTATTCTCATGTTTATCTAACTTATGTTTATCCCAAAAAACAACTTCACCGCCCTCATAATCATCATTGATAATATATGAGACTGTAACTGAACCAGCGTCTCCGTCAGCATCTGTGTGAGATGAAAGATAACCACCTTCGGGATATTTACATAACCAATATCCTGAGTATTTATCAAAAACTGGAGGGTTTGGTGGATTTATATGTGAATAACCCTTATATATCTTGGGCATCACTTTTATCATAATTTTATGAACTAAGTTATAGAGTTCGGTATCAGCCTCAGATAATAATATTTGACTCCTATGGCCGTGCATATCGTACATAGCGTCTCTATCATATCCAATTTTATATTCTGGAAACTCTATTCCTCTACATATTTCGAGCAATCGTCTATGATCGACTGTAGAAAGAACATCCCCAAAATGAAGGATATAGTCCAGTAATTCCATTCAGTCATTCTACTCCTAAGTTAGATGGTGGAACAAAACCAGATAAAGAAACTCTAGGTTTATCTTTATACCAGCCTTTTTTAATAATGGCACTGTGCCACATATAAGAAGGAAATATAATCATTCTATTATACTTCATTTTTACATGATGTTCTTCTTCCCAAACATCCTCCATTAACAAAGAATCACAATCTATTTTCTCCTCTGATTTTTTCATAAAATCATAAGTCCACTCTCTTAGATTCCAATACTCCTCTGTTCTTTTAAATGGTTTGTGAACGTGCTCCATATTAGTTAGTCCAGTAGAACTATGACTAAAAAATGAAGTTCCGCCTTGCATATTTTCCTCTGGATTTAGATACAACACTGTGGCATATAATGCTGTGTCAACATGAGGTTGTATTGATGCCCTTTTTACCTCTACATCACTGTATATTGCATTTAATTGGTAAAAAGATTCTATGTTCTTAGGATCAATGTCCTTAAAATCAGTGCATTTTTGTATCACATATCCAACCAAATAATCCAACTCTGGTAATTGAATTGGAAATTTACCAGTAGGGCCTGGAAATACTATATTTGGATCTCTATTATTAGTAGGTCTTATAGGCAACTTCTCCACAATATTATTAATAAAATATTGTGGATTTTCAAGCACGTTATCAATAGTTATAACGTGATGATTACCTAATTTAGTGACCTCATAGTGAACATTATCAGAAACTTTGATAGTTTCTTCATCAATTACATTCAAATTCATAATGAATTTTTAAATATTTATTTGGACTTTAGATCGTCAATTTCCTCTTTGAGTTCCTTGATTGCCTCTATCAATAGAGGAACTAATTTCTCATACTTGACTGTCAAGTAATCATCCATTGGTCTGCAAACAACTGCCTCTGGTAATACTTCTAACACATCTTGAGCAGATACACCAGAATGTCTACCAGCTGGTAAATCAAGTCCTCTACCTGTCTCATTGAACTCATATGTAAATCCACTTAACTTACATACCTTAGCGACTGCACCTTCAATCTGTTCGAGATTTGTTTTCAATCTCATGTCAGATGCGAAAGCAGTAATGTCTCCACCAACTGATAGGTTAGTACCATTGAATGTAAGATTACTTGATGTTGTGGTGGTATTTGAAGATGAGTTGTATAAAACTCTGTTTGCTCCGCCAACTACGTTACTTGCAGTTGTGGCTGTGGTTGCATTTCCATTTAATCCACCACTAGCAGAGAATGTTCCTGTAACAGTTAGGTTGTTAATACTGTTGTTTCCACTCAGGGTAGAACCACCAGCAGTCAGTCCATTAGGGAAAGCACCTGATCCGCCTTGGAAAATACCAGTTGCAGTAATGTCTTTGACCTTTGTGCTACCAGTAGAATCTCTACTCATAATAGATGCACCACTCGTCCAGTTACTACCTACAGCAGATAAACCATCAAGTAAGTCAGCGTTCAAGTTAATACACTTGGAAGTAGATGCAACCACAAGTGGAGGCACGTTAGTTGCAGTTGACTGGAACTGGAATGATTTTACTTGTCCAGCAGTACCAGCATCAATGGTCATGTTACCACCACTACCAGCACTCAATGCTGTAATGATACCAGTGTTAGCACGAATGGTTGGGGCAGTAAGTCCGTTACCGCCAGGTGTCATGTTGATTCTCTCTATCGTTGCAGCAAAACCAACAATACAAGTGTAGATACCAGCGTTAGCAAAGATAGTTAATTGTTCTGCCTCATTGCCTGGGTTAGAAGGATATTTACTACCAATATATCTTGTAGTCAATCCATCAGAATCCACATCATTAGAGAAGTAGGCATCAGGCCCGATCAAGTCATCAGTAAATGTAATATCAGTACAAGTTAGATCGGCAATGTTTGCAAGTTCAATGTCTGCGTTACCACCACCAGCAGAAGGAACTGTTAGGTTAGTGATAGTTGCATTTGTAACTGTCTCGTTGGCGATAGTTGCTTGGTTAGTAACTTGTAAGTTAGTTGCAATACCACTAAAGATATTGGCAGTGTTTACATATTCTGTTCCAACATGAGATAGAGTTGTAATACCAATATCAGAATAGTTCTTAGCAATAGATGCGTCTGTGACTATAATGTTTGTGACAATACCAGAATTTGCATAGAAATTATTGACTGCTTCAAGAGTTCCAAATGAACCATTATCAGCATTGACAAATGTACCATTGAATGTACCACCTGTACTCTCAAGGTTTCCTACCTTAAGTGTACCTGAGAATGTACTTACACCAGCGAATGTTGACTTCCATGGCCCCTCAAAGTGTATTGCAGCTGCAGGCTTGAAGGTTACATATGTACCAACAACTTCCATGTTGTAAAGTCTGGAAGTACCAGCTTCATGTACCTGTGTATAGTATCCATGATTTTCCCAAGGGATTCCATCATAGGATAATCCACCTGTAGTATTGTAACCCCAGAAATTAGCGTTCTTCTTAATTACTAGAGTGTCATAAGATACACCAGCGAATGACTGGTTCGCAGCAAAGGTAACAACACCAGCAACAAACAAGTCTTTAATCTTGGCAACACCATTGACCTCAAGTGAATCCTTGAATCCAAAGACACCGCCTGACTGTCCAACACCTATCTGATCTACCTTAATAAAGTGTCTATCTCTCTCTTGTGATATAACACCAAATCTTCTCCATTCACCCTCTGCAAAGATGTGACCTAAGAATCCACCAGCGTTAGGAACACCAGCAAATGATATGTCACCTGATCTTGCAGCATTTACAGGAGTCGATATACCAACTGTAAGTAACTTACCCTGTGGGGCATCTCCTCTAAGTGAGAAGTTTACAGTCTCAATACCATCATCAGATGTGTTGGTGATCTTTTCGGTGAAGTTGACTGGCCCATAAAACTGTGATGTTCTATTGTTGTTGTCTCCACCCTCAACTGTAAGTGACTCTCTAATCAATACTTCATCAAATACACCTGATGCTCTCTTGATTGTTTCTGCCTCGGCATCGTCACCGACATAGGTGAATACTGGTGCCTCAAGAACTTCTTCTTCACCAGTAATAGATGATAACTTCTTATATCCTGTAAAGAAGTCTCCAGAGTCGTTCATACCAGTATAAACAACTGTACCACCATCTAGTTCTTTCTTCTGTGCAGTCAGTGATTCTGTATCTGATAGAACTCTGTCCTGTTTCTGTGGTAATGATGTGGAGTAGTTTCCTGATCCATAACCAAGATATTCAAATGTATGACCAGAGGCACGAAGGATCGAAGGTCTACGAAGTTCCATGGCAAGAACTTTGACTTTCTTGATCGTAGTTCCTGTTATGGCAGGCGATGCCAGTGTACCAAACTGTCCACGAAGTATATTGTTAATATTGTCATTGGTAAATCTTACGATTTCTCCGTTAATAATACAGTAATCTCCTCTTCTAAATCCCTCTGTAGAGGAAAGAGTAATAGTTGTATCTGTAGATGTTAATGGAGCATTAAGAGTTGTAGATATACCAGTATAGAAGTATGAACCTCTACCAGCCAAATTATTTTCACCAGCACTCAATGACTTGCCGTTCGCAGATATACCAGTACCAAACAGTCTAGTATCAGTCGTAATATATGAAGTGGCTATACCAGCAGTGATGATACCTACATTACAAGTGATACTTCTAAGGGGTATATCATCTTCTACACCATCAACTACGAGTTTCCTATCATCAAATAGTGCGTTCTTAGTTCCTTGAATAACAAATGCGTTACCAGGCACAAGTGTATGGTTAGAGTCAACTCTAATCGTTGTTAGACCAGTAGCACCTGTAACATCAATATATGTTATACCAACACCAATATTGGATAGGTGATAAGTTGGTGATCTTCTATCGTCTCTTTCCTTGAAATATGGTTCAAGATTTCTTGATGTTCCAATCTCTACTGAAACAGATTTAGATGTAGGAATATCTACAATCTTAAATGTACCATTTAGTTTTGGATCTTCAAAACCAGATAGGTTTAATCCATCGCCTAAGTTATTGAAAACAGATGTGACTGATACCACACCAGCAACACTAGGAGCTCCAGCAGGGAATGATGATACAGTCATAGTATTACCTATACCATATCCACAACCACCATCAATTAAATCAACACCTGTAATTGTACCAGCAGAAGATACATTGATCTTAGCAGCTGCGTTCTGTCCTATTAAGGCACTATTCTCTAAGTCTGCAGCATATATGACTGTGGCAATTCCTGATCCATTATTATATCCAGCGCCAGGATTGATAACTGAGACTGACTTGATTGAGTTGAAGTTATGTTCTACCTCAGTGAATAGAGTAACTGTAGTATTACCAGAACCAGTAATAACTGCACCTGTAGCAGCAAAACCTACCTGTTGTCCCTGCATGAAGTAACCAAGAGATTCTTTGGTGATTGATCTCTTTTTGTCACTTGTTACAACGTCACCAATAACTGATGCACTAGCATGAGTTACACTTGGCTCTGGATCTGAGTCGTAGTTGTCTCTATCCTGTTGTGGATATAAGTTTCTTACGTCCTGAGAGAATGATTTAGTAGATACACCAAAACCTAGATCCTTATCTAGTGGTATTGATGAACATACCATGATGACATTATAAACACCATCTTGTCCAGATGTGCCAGGCACATGAGGTTTGTTCTCTTGAACTCTGTAGACTGCAAAACTATCAACTGCCTTTGATCTCTGGACTGTTGGTAGTGCCTCGATCTGTTGTTGTGTAGTTCTCTGGTTTACTTGGTTTAGGAATACGCCTGGGTCTGTAGTAATACCACTAACAGTAAACTGTTTAGTAGATATGATATTGGCAACTGGGTGTTCACCGTTATATCCAAGTTTAGGAGCTATTACAGTATTGTTAGCACTCTT